ATATTGGAGTGCCCAGGCAAGTATTACATCGATGAGCGCGACGGTAAGAATTGGGACAGCACGATGCAGAAAGAGACACTGTTGGCTGAGTTGGACGTTTACAAGATGCTGAAGATGAAGGCTGCAGATAGGTTCGGGGCCCGTTGCGCTGAGAACAGAGCTTTCATATCCTGCAAGAAGGGCATTGAGCGCATGTTGATCCGCTACATATCAAGCTGGAAGCGACTCAGCGGCGATTGGAACACATCACTTGGGAACACACTCATATCTATGATGGTGTGTGTGCACGCCATCACTAATCTCCCTGCCCATTTGAAACCAGCTCGTGTGCGGGCTTTGTTCATGGGAGACGATTACTTGGGTGTGTATTATCACAAGGAGTTGCCATGTCCCAAAGATTTATCCCGCGCCCTTGATGCCGGTGAGCAACAGATGGGCATTACCCCTGCGCGGGGCCTATTCGATGATCCGCTGCATGTGACCTTCATCAGTCTATCCGTGTGGCCTACGTTCGACGGCACATATCAGTTCGTGCCACAGCCAGCGAAGCAGCTATGCAAGCTATTTTGGTCGGCCAAACGCCTTCATACGTCACAAGTCCGTGGTTATAGTACAGACATCGCGAAGTGCTTGTGGGCTACGTATCAAGGATTCCCACTGATGATGCAGTTTTTGAAGGCGCACTACCACCCGAACGAGCGTTGCAGCGTCAAGTGGGACCATTACTTCGCAGATCAGCTGCTGACTCGCGTTGCTAACGTTGATTGGCAAAGTGGCTTCGTCTACAAATACGGGATTCCATATTCCGCCACTTTCTTCGAGCTACCCAAAGTTGACGGGGCAGTCCTGCAACACCCAGTCGTTAATGCAATGTTGGAGATTGAGTTGATGGACCCTATGGACAGGAAGGCCTGTCTGTCCCGCCTCCGATGAGATTCCACCTCATTCCTCGCAAATCATTACCACCACCAAGGGATGCTTACAACTTCCCAGCTGGAAGCAAGGAAGCAAAGGCGCAAGATTAAGAGACGGCAAAGGCGTGTGATGAAGACACGTGGCCAGGCAGTGCCACAAATCACCGACCAGCCGGCTAGGGAGCAACGTGATGCTGCAAGGAAGGTTTATCGGGCTGTCACGGCGCGCTTTAAGAATGGCAACCAAGGTGTGCAGGACTTGGCAGAAGCAATGACGATGCCTTGTATGGCGGCAGTACGGTTTCCAACGCAGGACATGCCACGTACGTCCGTCACAGTTTGCACAGACCAGCGCAATGTGTCATCGCCCACGGTGGCCTACTCGAGCTTTCCCACTGGTGATTTGCTCATAGCCTTTTTCGGACAGCCTGGTCGGCTTGCTATGATCTACGGGCCGATCACCAGCGGAGGGACTGGTACGTGGTACTTCACACCTAGCACTGCGACAACAATTGCCCCCGGGCTGACGCGGAGGGTCGAGATACCCGCCAGCACTACTCAGACCTCACCAGTGGGTATGTGGTTGGACCCAGTTGGGGTTTCGGCTGATGTTCCCATTCATGGTCAGACACAGACTGTCGGCAAGCAGGACAACCATACTTACTTGTGGCTGAACACTGGTGATGTTGTCAATTTCAGCTACACCGTAACGGCAGTTCCCACACAAGGAACCATCATGATGAGAGTTGTGAGGTACCAGGGGCCAAACAGCTCCTATGAGGACATTGCTGATTTTACGATGGGTGTCAACATTTCGGGTACTGGTAGTTACACACACTCATCAGCTGCAGGCTACATTGCATTTGTGGTCGACAGTTATTCCGCATCAACGGGCACCACAGGCATTCTGGTTGGCGCCCTTACATTCAACAGTGTGACCACAGCATATGCTGGCGGCGTTGGTTGGATGCAGGTCAGTTTGGCGGATTGTGACCCTAACGCAGCAGGCGACATGAACATGATGGAAGAGGCAAGGGTCAATGGGGCATCACTGCTGGCCACGAACGTGAGCAGTGCCTTAAATAGGCAGGGGACGGTGCTTGCTGCCCGTATGAGGCAAGTCCCCTTTTGGAAGGTAACACCAGCGATGCTGGGCAGGGCAGCTGAGAAGTATCAAGGCGACGCGATTCACGGATGCTACACCTTTTTCGAGTTTTCAGACACACGACAGACATTCGTGAATTGCAACACCGATTATGCTGCGTCTTTCGACTTGGATTACAATGATTATTACCATTTCATCGAGCTGTCTTGCCCTGCCTATGCCACTGCGCCCAACAGTTACGCGATCAAGTTTGACACCTTGGTTGAGTACAAGACGGACATTGGAAGGTATGGGAAGGCCACCAGTGAGTATACATTCCAGGACTTGGTGGCTGCCAGAAGGCTAATCAACTCAGTGCCCGTGTGGTTTTACGAGAACCCAACCCATGCTAAACAACTGTATGGCCTGATCAAGAGGGCATTGGGAGGAGCTTGGAAGGTTGGCAAGAGAATTGCGCCTTACGCATTGAACGCCGCGAGTGCAGCCAACCCGGAACTGGCACCGTTGCTACAGGCGTTGAAACTTGTGCTCTGAAGCGGGCAAGTAGTGCAATTCCCTTCCCTCTTCTTTTCGACCGGCGTTAATTCCTCATGGCAGCACCAGTCATGAGGCAGCCAGATGAGAGGCCCCGTATACCATATAGCCCGGTGCTGGGTTTTTGGTGCTCGATGGCCGCCGGTCCTGGGACCATCCCCTAGGGCGGGATTCGTAAGAGAAAGGTCCCCCCCACCCGCAGCAGAAGGTTTGCCCACCGCCCCTATGA